GGCATTGCAGTTGCTGGTGAAAAAGTTTTACATAGTAAAATCAAATCAATAGAGCCAGAAAAAGTTGACGGTCAATATTGTTTTGTAAAAGTTGAGATAGTACAAGAGGGTGATACAATCACCAAAAGAGAAATTTTAGAGTGTGCTGATGGTAGAAAAGCACCAGATACTCCAGGTTATTGGGAGTTATTTGCTCAGTTTTACTACCATGATGTTAACACACCTGAATACTGCCGATATTATAGTCGGGAGGGACATGCTTTTAAAACACCAGGAAAAGTGTGTTTAGATGTAAATGGTGAATGGGAGGTAAGATAATGATAAGAAATCTTATTATTGTTGCTCTCGTACTAGTAATCGTGTATGAAGTGTCTAGTGATGACGCATTAGCATATGTACAATCCACGCTTGACTTTCTACAAGATTTAGTTTATAGTGTGAAAGAGAGTAATAAATTATGATGAAAAGTAAACTAAAGATGTTAGGTGCCGTTTTAGCGATAGCAAGTTTAAGCGCATGTTCAAGTATGAACAGCACCTACAAGATAAAATCAGAGAAAGGTAATATTGTTGACAAAGTGCCATCTTGGTACATGGCTGATATCAATGAGTCAAAAGCTTGCGACCTAAAGTTGTTAAGTAAAAAAGACAATGATAAACAATGTATCTATGGTGTTGCAACAGCAGTTTCGCCTGATTTACAATTGTCAATAGAGAAGGCCAAAATGATGGCTAAATCTGAATTGGCAGATATTATCAAGGGAGAAATGAATAAAGAGTCAAAACAATTCATTAAAGAACTTGGTAAAACGGAAACTAAAACCGTAGTAACCGAAGTTGAAACCGTTTTAGTAAATATTATATCAGAAACACCTGTTAGAGGTTATGAGATATTTGCTCAAGATGTAACTTTAACTAAAAATGGTTATTATAGAACTTGGATAGGAATAAGACTGCCTTTAGGCAAGTTTAATAAGATGTATAATTACACTATTGAACAGGCTGTTGACGCTTACAATTTAAATGAAGAGTCAATGAAGGCATGGGATAACCTAAAGAAAAAAGATGACGATAATAGTTTATAGTAAAAACAATTGCGTCTTTTGTACCAAGGCCAAGTCATTATTGACTAATCTTGGCCTTGAATACCAAGAAAAAAGTTTAGAAAAGGACTTTGGTTCAGACCCTAGTAAACTAATTGAAGACATTGGTAAAAATGTTAGAACCATGCCACAAATAAAGATTGATGGCGAACTGATTGGTGGTTATAATCAATTGGTAGAACATTTTGCCGACCAGAAAAAAGTAAATTATAAAGGAGAGATTATAAGTGAATGATAAAGACAACATTATACTCTTTCCGACCAACAGAATAAAGAATAAAGATAATGTTAAAAAACCTGTTGATGAAAAACAACACAAAATTTTAGTAGAACAACAAACTAAAGAATTTGTGGAAGGCAATGTTGATGATATTGCTTATACATTATTAGATAAATTTGTAAATATGGGAATAGTGACCAATAAATTAACTTTTACAGCAGACTTAGCCGTTGTTATTGATACGATAAGAGGTTTAATCTATCGTGATTTTAATAAATCACATCCAGCACAACAATTCGCAGATAAAATGGTTACAATCAATATGAAAGGTAAAGCTAAAACTGCTAAATTAGATTATAATAAAATTTTAGGTACAAAACATAAAGTACACAAACCATTATCAAAAGATATAGAGGACGAAGTTAGAGATTTATCAGATATGGCAGATATACAATTTACACCAGATTTTGACCCCGAGGATAAAAAATGAATTCAGATTATCAGACTATTATAATACGCTCTGCTAATCGGATAGTTGGCGAACTTATAACGCAAAGAAAGGAAACTAAACATAATGTTTAATTTTTTTAACACAATAAAAGGAGATGAAGTTATGGCAAGAGCTAAACTTTCAAAAACAGCAAAGATTAGAAATCTTTTTGCTAAAGGTTCAGATGTTTCTTGGAAACAATTAAGAAACACTTACGACCTTAAATCACCAGCTGCAATGGTTGGTAAATTAAGAAACGAAGGAATGATGATTTATGAAAATAGAACATCATCTGGTGTTTCATACAGAGTTGGTACACCATCAAAAGCTATTATAGCTGCTGGTATCAATGCTGTGTTCGGTAAGCAAGTCGCTTACAACGCATAATTGCGAAAATCAGGAGACGGAGGGCCCCTAGGTCCTCCGTTTTCACTTTAACTGGTAAAAAGGTTTTTATGAGTGATGAAAATATAGATAGAGATACACACGACCACGATTTAACATATGAAAATGAGCAATCAACGGTAACAATACCATTGAGAGAATATGATAAATTAAAAAATCAAGGTAATTATATTACAGACCCTAGTTTAATATCTATCATTGATAAACTAGAGGAACTTGTAAGAGCATTAAGAAAACACATAGTAAGGAAATTCTGATGGAACTATTAGGATTATTTTTTTTAGGTGTGCCTGTATCAATAGTTGTCATATATGTTTTATTAAAGGTCAGAGAATATGACCCTAAATAAACAACAAAGATTAATTAAAACATTGGCTGAATCAAAAAAAGATAATACAATGACTCGTAAAGTTGACACTTACGAATATGAAAGTCTTGAAACTTGCATACAAACTGAACAAGTACCACCATCAGAGATTGCAGAAATATTTACTGATAAAGCATTTTATAAATGGTACAGCAAGAGAAATTTTACATGAGTAATCAACCACAATTATTTGAAACCGAAGACCAATATGGTAATGATATCATACAAGGTCCTAAAATCAATAAAAGAAAATTATCAACAAAAGAAGCAATGATTGACCCTAAAAATCCGAGTACCGTTGGTACTAGTGCATGGAATCTAGGTAATCATACATTGGCCATATGTTTTATACTTTGTATAGTATTCGTGGTCTATGCCTCGTATAAATAGGAACATGAATTGAAGGAGAAATTATGGCTGAACAACAAAGAAACCCTAATTTAATGAATCCAAAAGCAATGCAAGCAGTTGCCGGCACTAGAGGTGCAGGTGAAAATGTATTATTGTTTTCAGAGATTCTAACAAAAGTTAACAACGCAAAAGACAAACCAAAAAAGATAGCAGTTTTAAAACAACACGAAAATGCTCCGCTTAAACAAGTTTTAAAAGGTGCATTTGACCCTAGTATTATATGGGATTTACCAGAGGGTGACCCACCATATATTGCTAACGAGGCACCAGTTGGTACTGAACATGGTCTATTAAGAAACGAAGCAAAGAGATTGTGGCATTTTGTTAAAGGTGCAGATAATGACCTTACAAAGACACAAAAAGAAACCATGTTTATACAAATCTTGGAAGGTTTACACCAAGATGAGGCTAAAGTTTTACTTGGTATGAAATCAAAGTCATTAAATAAGATGTACAAAGGTCTTACCGAATCAGTTGTCAAAGAGGCATTTGGTTGGAATGATAGTTTTATGCGTGATGAACCAGTACAAAACCAGAACAAATAATCTGTCGCACCAAATAATCGCATAAAATAACAGCTTTTTATTGAAAATAGTGCTTGCTTTATATACTGGATAGTGTATAGTAGTACCATAAATATTGAGAAAGGATATTATGAAAAAGTTGATTTTAATATTATTACTAGTTTGGTTTGGTTTAAACGCCTTTGCTAAATCAGTAAGTGCAAATGATTATAACACGGCTGTGGTAGCACACATAATCAAAGAAAAAATAAGTGGTAACAATGTAGATACCTCTGTATTAGAGGGTGAGTTACAAAGACTAATGCATTTATATGCTTTAGAAATGGTTGATGTTATTGAAAAACATTTACCAAGCATATTAGAAAGCTTAGCCGCTGATATTAGATTAAAAGCGGACAGCAAATATAAGTGTGAGTTATTAAAAGACACGAAAATTGCTGATAAAGAATGTTCGTAGTAGAAAAGATTAACGATATACTACAAGCAATCTATGTTTATATACCACAAGAATTGTTTATTGTGATTCTTGCAGGTTTAATTTTAATGCTATATGAAAGTGTAAAGAATGGCGAAAAAAATTAATAAATCAGATGTTCTTCCAGGCATACCATTTGAGTTTGATTTCTACATGGTTTATTGGGAGGATATTCAAAGTGATTCAGGTTGGCGAAATTTAAAAGAAATACAAAAGTCAAAACCTGCTATATGTGTATCTACTGGTTGGTTAGTAAAAGAAAATAAAGATGTACATATTTTAATGAGTGATTACAACTATGATGACAATAATGAAATGTCAGATGGTGGTAATACAACGGTGATACCAACAAAAAATGTTATTGAGAAATTTTTAATTAAAGGTTTGTGATGAGGAGAATTTATTATGGTACAAGTGAGAAAAAAATCAAAAGAACTAGACCACTATCTAAAAAATGTTATTAGTGGTGTTCCCAAAAAACTAGACAATTTTATTGATAGCAATGAAAAGTCAATGACCTATTATACTGGTAATTGGGCTTCAGATGTTGCAGATAATTTTACTGAAAAACAATCAGAAAAAATCTTTAAAATAATGTCTAAATATATGAGTAACGATAATCTACAATTCTTTCAGAGAAAGAATAAGAATATAGAGATTGGTACTTGGTCAGAATATGGCGAAAATCCGCCAGAGTCGATTTCTAGTTATGATTATATTGTAATCAGGAGGGCTAGTGGTTAAGAAAATCAAAAAAGAAATA